TATTTATAGGCGAAATTATATTATTATCTAATTATTCCGACTGTGCCAAAAAACAATTATTAAATCTTGTCATAGAGTCTGATATAAATCAACTTAAAGATGTCACATTTGATGTGATAGACAATATAAATGAAAACGATCTTGGTATCGGAAATATACTTTCGGTGGCACAACGAAATCCTGTTGCTACATATTACTTAGTAACATCTTTGATTGATGTAGCACACAAACTTTATAAAAATATTTTTAGTCAGTCGGCTAGAGCATGTATTCATGAAACCAATAAAGATGAATGTATCAAAAACTATAAAATAAAGGCATTAGATGCACAGATAAGAAAATTGACATCCGATTTGGATTTATGTAGTAAATCCAAAAATCCAAATCGATGTGAATATTTAATCGCTAAACAAATAAATAAATTAAAATTTAAATTGAGGAAACTTAGATAATTATGTCCAATTTTCAATACTATACTAGACTCTATGATTATATACACGATTATCAAAGACTTGTATATGATAAATATTCAAAACATGGTATAGCGTTTCCCATAACATATTACAATATCAATAAAAATAAAACGGTATGGGATGATGAAAAAATATTTGGTGGAGCATATGAAAGAACTGGAGATTTATCCGGTATAAAATGGGATAAATATTTATTATTACCCGTTTATTTTTCAGATGATATAACTACTATTTTTGATGGTTCCGAAATCGGTTATATTAAAGCTAGTGAGACAGTTGTAACGATTCCTAGCTCATACAATATTTTACCATATCCTGGAGACATGATAAAATTTGAACAATCGTTTTTACAACCAAATGATGATATATATCCCATTTATGTAGTTTCAGGAGTAGAAACAGCAACAAATGCACAATTAACATTCTGGAAATTAACAGTCAATGTTTATAGATCTAGAACGATAGATGATATTGAAGAACAGTTAGAAGATAGCTATGTCTTCTTCGATTATACTAAAAAAATATATACTGTTCCACAATCAACCTTTCTAGCTAGAATGTTAGTGAAAAATGAAGAAATTAAAAGTAGATTAAATAATTTATATGACCCAAACAGTGGTTTTTATTTTATATAAAAGGTAGAGAAATGGCAAATACACAGACAACATTGAGCAGTCAAATTTATTCTTCTCGTGATCAGATTCGTAATCAGATAATTGAGTATGCTAGGACATATCTCGAACTTGAAAATGTTGAGCTGGTCAAAGGTTCATTTCTATCATTTCTTATTGAAACTTTGTCTACTTTGACATCTAATTTAATTTTTTATGAATCATCGACGTATAAAGAATTTTTTCTTACCAAAGCTCAAATACCAGAGAGTGTTTTTAACCTCTCCGCGTTTCTGGGTTATAATACAATCGAGGCATCATATTCTACAGCCAATGTCATGATTACTATTCCACTAGATTTCAATAATAGTCCAATTGACATTAATATACCCGAAGGTTTTCAATTTTACGCCAAAACTATTCCTTTTACAACTTACTATAATACGGACATTACAGTTACCAATAACAGTCAAATTTCAATAACCGTGACTGAAGGCAATAAAATTATAAATATTCCATATATTGTTGATACAACATCAAATAATAATTTTATTTTTGTATTACCTTTACGTCAATATGAAACGGTAGCACAACAGTTTCAAATAGACGAAGACCTCCAACCATTTCAATTTTCATATATTGATGTTCCACTAGATGGAAAAGTATCAACAATGACGGTTAGTGTGACCGATCCAGATGGGATATCATCTACTATATATACTGAATTTAATAGTTTATATTTAATGGCATCCGATGATTATGGTTATGTTTCCCGTAGAACTGATTTTGGTAGACGATTATATTTTGGAAATGATTTAATTGGAGTACAACCAACTCCTGGTTCGACAGTCAATGTGAATGTCCAGGAAACATTGGGAATATCTGGTAATGTAATTGGTGGATCGATTGTAACTGGTGATAATTTATATACTCTTGATGGTCTTATAAATAAAAATATTAGTTATACAGTAATTAATCCTGTTGCCGCTACTGGAGGTAAAGATGAAGAATCGATTGAAGAAATTAGAAAAAATTCTATTGATAATTTAACCTCGTTACATCGACTCGTAACTCAAAATGACTATGTTAATGCTGATGTTGTTATGCCCGATTCTCCAATTTCATCAAATTCGCTTCCAGTTTTAAAAAGATCGGATCTTCGAGTTAATGAAATTCAATTATATACAAATTTATTATTTGGTTCTGATTCTGTAACTACAAATAATTTAGTTCCAACACGTAACGCATATTATTCATATCCGGTTGGTACTACCTATATTCCACGCTTAAGTACAGTTATAGTTGATGACACAGATTATTATACAATGTTTGATATGAGAATTGATTCTATTTATAATAACATTGCGTATTATACTTATATAATGAATGAAATATCTCAAACTCCTACTTTAGTAAGAAGTTTTTCTTTAGTTACTCCATATATTTTGACTGCCAATAATTTAATAGTCACAAAAACTGGAATGACTGCAACTTTTGAAATGAGCTATAATTCAACAGAAGTTGATTATGATATGGCAAGTTGTGTAATGGAAGTACTATCGTCTGGTAATACTTATAATATGACAAATGACTCTATAAATAAAAAATTTATTTATACGTTCTCAGATTATAATGATATTCCAACAGAAGAACAAACTTTTTATTTTAATTTATATAATCCATCAAATCAGGCAATATCAATATATTCTAATACTTTTACTTTTAGACGTTCACTAGATTCTTTCATGTTAAGTAATATTTCTTCTGATGGCACAAGTATTGTTGTATATGATATACCAGTTATTCAACAGTCATATTATGACTCTATTAACCAGTCTACTTTTGAATTGAATGTTTTACAGTCAATATTAACAAACATGAATTTTATTAATTATAGAATGTTAACCGATTTTGTTAATTTAAAATTTACTAATACCACTGGTAAATCAAGAGCAATGTTATTAAATGAAACAACAAAGTTACCTGTAATTGATATCGCTTCACTACCTTCAAATCCATCTCTTGGTGATCGATATATTGTTGCTGAATGTGATGCGACAAACGAAGCTCATAAAAATCAGATTGCTCAGTGTACGGATGCAACAAGCGTGGTATGGGTATATACGATACCAGTTTCAAATGATATTTTATATGTGACAAATAAATCTAAAATTTATTTATATACTGGAAAAGATTGGATTGCTCCAATATATGATATTCCTCTTTTAATATCTCTGGAAATATTTAAAGATGATACCTATTCTGGATCTGATATAGATTTGACAAATTCTGTAAGATCTGGACTAGTGACAGAATTTAGTTCTCGTTTTGGTTCAAATTCTCAAATTTATAGATCCGAAATAATTAAATATGTGCAAGGGATAACTGGAGTCGCATATTGTACGTTAATTGAACCCCAATCAGATATATTTTTTAATTTTGAATTGGAAAATTTAACCCAAGATGAATTACTCAAATATGGTCCTGAGTATATATATTTTTCACAAGATTCTATTGCAATAAGGATTCTATAATTATGAAAATGTTATTTCAAACTAAAATAAATTATGCTGGTTTAAAAAAATTTTTATTACAAGAAGTATCATCAAATTTATTAAATTTGTCAGAACCATGTTTTTATCCCAAATTAAAAAAGAATTACTATAGTCTTCTTAATTTTACAAGTTTGACTGAAAGTGATGCAAAAGATATTACCAAGAGTTTTTATGAACAAGTCAAATTAGACAAATCAACATACCTCATGAAAATTCATGATGATCCCATAACCAATCTTACTGTTTTTATTATGAATTATTTCATTAATCAACAAGATATTATGGGATATTCTACAGCTACAACATATTTTGTTATTCGTACATATGCCAATCTTATTCATAGACAGATGAGATTTTGTGATCCTAATGCCTTTCGTTATGCACTCGAACACATAGCTAAGACTCATTTATTTATAAGAGAGAAAACACTACCGAACTCTCTATATTTT